GTGCCGCAAAAGGCGCAGGGCAGCTTCTTTAGACGCCCGTCACGAATTGCATTGCTGACCGCACTGTGCGCCTTGTGCTTCTCGGGGTTCTCTTGGACGAACCGCTCGGCGTAGCGCTTCCGGTATTCGCGGCGGTGCGGGAGCTTGGCCCGCGAGTTGTCATACTCGCGGACCTTTTCCAGATTGTCGTTCCGATGCTCCCGAACGTCCTTTCGCGTGCAATCCTTGCACTTGTTCAGGTGTCCGTCGCCCATCTGAGGGTGCCGGTAAAACTCCCCCAGGGGCTTCTTTTCATTGCACTTGAAGCAGGTCTTGGCTGTCATTGCTTGTCTCGGAATTAGGGGTGAACCTCACCGCCTTAGGCGGCGTTCAGGGAAGCTCACCCAGCGCTAAAAGGCACATCGTCATCAAGATCGACCGGCCCGCGCGCGTTCTCGATCTCCCGGCGAGCAGCTTCACGGTCGTATCCGCCGCTGTCGCGCTGGCCCTGTGGCCCGTCCAGCATGGTCAGAATTGCGTTCGGCCCCTGTAGGACAACCTCTGTCGAATAGCGGTCGTTACCGGACTGGTCCTGCCACTTGCGGGTCTGGAGCTTGCCCGAGATAAACACCTTGGAGCCCTTGCGCAGGTAGCGTTCAGCCACCCCTGCCAGCCCTTCGGAGAATATCGCCACGCTGACCCATTCGGTGCGCTCCTGGCGCTCGCCGTTCTTGTCCTTCCACTTCTCGGTGACGGCGAGACGGAAGTTGCAGACCTTGCCTCCATTCTGGAAGGATCGCGATTCAGGATCGGCGCCAAGGTGGCCGATGAATTGGCATTGATTGAGCATTAGGCGGCCTCTCTTTGAAGATAGCGCTCGCGAAGGTCGGCAACGGTGGCGTCCACTTCGGCGAGGAATTTGACAACTTCGGCTTCCATTTCGGAGATCACGGCTTCGTCCCGGTGGACGCGCTCGATGTGCAATTGCATTTCCTCGGGCATTCGAGGGTCAAAGCTCACAAAATCGCACCATGCGCGGTCGCAGATGCGCATCTGCCACTGCATTTGTTTGAGATAGCGATCCGCTATTGGAGTGCCGGTCAGCGTCTCAATATGTGTCGCGCTGTTTGGGCACTTAATTTCGCAGAGCCCATCTGAACCACAGAGCCCATCTGGGCTAGCATGAGTGCCTTTGATCGTCGGGTGGCGGACAAGCCCAACCTCAACAACTTCGTTGCCGGTGGTGAAAGAGTACATCGCTCGGGCGCGAGGTTCATTGTCCTTGCCCCACTGCATAGCGGGGGAGCAGAAGGTGTCAGTCGGAAGGCCCGTCAACCGTTCCGTTACGAGCTGCGCGTGAATGTTCTTCCGGGAAGCCCCCCACCCGTTTTTCGTTTTTGCGAGAACATCAGCAACTTGAGACGCACCGAGGCTGCCCGCGCGAGCAGCGCGCCACTCGTCAGTGCCTTGGATTAGATCAAGCACGGCGCTTCTCCTTCGACAGGCGGAAACCAGAGCCGACCGGGACCGTAAGGGCGAGATCGAGAGGCCAGCCGCGATCTTGGATGCGACTGACTACGGGGCGATACCGTATGCCTTCTCGGCGGCAGTATTCCTTGAGCGTCACCCGCTCCCCACGGTGCTTCACGTAGATGCAGTTCCGGCGATTGCTGTTTTGCTCTTTGCGAGTGGCCCATCGGCAGTTCTCAGGGGAATACGGACCATCATTATCAACGCGATCAAGCATTCCGCCTTCGGGCCGAGGCAGCATGTCCTCCGCGAAGTCAGAGAATGACTGCCATCGTTCACAAACCGTAATTCCGCGCCCGCCATAATTCGGATAGGCTGCATGGTTCGGATTTGAGCACCGAGCCTTCATGTCAGCCCAGACCCAAAAGAGACGCTCGTTCCCGCGTTTCGTGTGCTTGCCGGGCTCAGGCATGCTCTGCCTCCTTGTTGCTCTCGGCCTTGGCCTTCGATGCTAGCTTGTCGCTCAGCTTCCTGATTACGGCTTGCGCCTGCGATGGCGTTAGGTCGGTAAGCGCCTCGATCTTGTAGGCGTTGCAGATGAGCGCGGGCTGATTGCCGCCCACCACTTCGCAAAGCTGGATGATCTTCGTAAGGTCATCGTCTGAAAGCTTGGCGGGGGCCTTTTCGACGCGCGGAGCGGCCCGTGCAGCAGCGTTGCCGTCGTCATCGTCCGCAGAGAGCCCGAACGCGGTCATGAGCCCGTAGCGGCGCCCGTAGGTCATGGCGCTGCCAAGCCCTTGAGCGTCGTTCTTGTTCACCGGCACGGGAGTGACGCCAGCGCTAAGCTCGGCTCCGCTTACGTGGANATAAAACGTCTCGATCCCGATCCCGCCGTCGATCTGGACAGGCACCTGCCGGAACCAAAGCCCNTGNTCGGCNATCGGCGCAATCGCGGCCAGCACTGCCGAAAGGTCGGCATAGTTGGACTTGAAGGCCGGGTTTTTCTTGTTCTTGTAAACCGCCCCTAGCTTGGGCAGCACGGTCGCAAGGACAGCCTCGATTGAGGGCGCCTCCACTTTCGTCTGTGCATTCACGTCACTTCTCCCCATTGAAAACTAGTTGATGAGAGCGGCCACGAGGGCAGCCACCGCGGCCCAGAACGCCAGCGATATGCAAAGGCCGACGGCGATGCCGCGCGCGGCGGCAAGCTCGGCTTCGAGTTGCGCCCATTCGGGTTCGCTAAGGGGGCCGTGTCCGCGCATCATGCCGCACCTCCGGAGATGAACAGGTCGCCTTGACGTTGGGCTTCCTCGATCCGCTTGCAGGCGATGTCGAAATACTTCGGTTCGCGCTCGATGCCGATGAAGTCGCGGCCCATCTGCACGGCTGCAACGCCGGTCGTGCCGGAGCCCATGAAGGGGTCGAGGATCAGCCGGTTAGGCTCTGGCAGGTGCGAGATGCACCACTTCATGACCCCAACGGGCTTCTGAGTGGGGTGGTCGGTTCGCTCCTCTTGCCCCTTGCGGAGCATCCCATTCCACATATGCCGAATGAGCCTGACGGGCTTGTCGATGTTCGTCCAAGCAAGCTCGCAATCGGCGAAGGCATTCTCACCGTTGACCTTGTCCCAAACGAGCCAGCAGCGGCTTGCCGGGAGTCCGAAGTAGTTGCCGCCAAAAAGGATTGCGTGTGTTCCTGCAGCTACAACTGCCCGAATGAGCGCATCCTCGGGCGGAGCGGCGTCCCAGTTCGTTGCCTCGTAGTGACGCTTCGCGGCGGCAGCGTTGCCATACTTAGTGCCGCCCTGTTTAGACATGGTTGCATCAGCGCCAATCCCGTAGGGCGGATCTGTGCAGACCCCATCCACTTTGGGGAGAAGGGGCAGCACCTCCGCGCAATCAGCCAAATAGAGGGTGGCTCTGCCAATAGTTTCAATGCGCATTAAGAACCTCCGCCAGCGCGCGATCAAAGGTCAGCGCGGCAAAGGTCTTTCCAACCTTCGCGTCGTCATTGGGTCTGATGTGGATTGTCTGTTTCAGTTCGGACGGCGGTGCGTAGGCGATGCGCCGAACATCCAGCGCAACCAGTGCGAGCATGTCGAAATCATCAGCCGCATAGACGCGGCGACCTCCCTTACCGGCCCGGCGAACATGCCACATGTAGGCGGGAATGTGAGAAGCTCGCTGGGGTATCGCTCGCTGCCGACGGGTGGCCTTAACCTGAATGCGGATCAGGCGACCGGCGACATCGACCGCGACATCATACGGGCAGTTCTGATCAGCCAGGAAAGCGCGATAGCCCGCAAGCAAAAGGTCGGCGCAGACCAAATGCTCGGCTGCGGTCCCGGCCGCCAAATCCGTCACCACCGCGTCCACCTTCGGCAGCGTCGGCAGGATGTCCCGGCAATCCCCAAGGTAAAGCGTGGCGCGCCCGATGACTTCCTTGCGCATCAGGCGGCCCTCACTTCGGCGAACATGCCAGCCTCATCCTTGATGCGTCGCTCGGCGATGGCGGCGTATTCAGGGTTGAGTTCGATCCCGATGCAGTCGCGTCCGAGACGGTCGGCAACGAGGCCGGTCGTTCCGGCTCCGAAAAACGGGTCCAGCACAGTGCCGCCAGCGGGGCATCCGGCGAGGATGCAGGGTTCGATCAGCGCGGGCGGGTAGGTGGCGAAGTGGGCGCCGCTGAAAGGCTGCGTGGCGACGGTCCAGACTGAGCGCTTGTTGCGGGTGTCTCCAGTTGGCTTGGCTGTTCGGGCCCTGCTGCCACCGTCAGGGCGGGCGAACTCGATTGTCTTATCAGTCCGCAGATGCCGCTCGTCGCCGGGATACGCGGATTCCTCCGCAATCGCCTCGGCATCGAAATAATACCTCGGCCCCTTACTCAGCAGGAACAGATACTCATGCGCCTTGGTGCAGCGGTCCCGCACCGATTCCGGCATCGGGTTCGGCTTCGACCAGATGATGTCCTGGCGAAGATACCAGCCATCAGCCTGTAGAGCGAAGGCGACGCGCCACGGTATGCCGATAAGGTCTTTGGGCTTGATGCCCGGGAACCCGTTCCTTGCCGGGGCGGCGATGCCGTGTTTGGCTTCTAGGTCGGGCCGAGAGGCATTCGTATCCTCGCCACGCCCGCGTGCACCCCACGAACCAGCGTAGCTATCCCCCAAGTTCAGCCAGAGCGTGCCATCATCCCGCAGCACGCGCCGAACCTCGCGGAACAGCGCCACCATGCCGCAGACGAAGCACTCGCCGCACTCCGCAGGCTCGAAGTATTCGAGCAGGTCGGCGGGGAGCCTATCTCTCGCAATGAGGACGCTTTGGCCTAGCACCTACGCCACCTTTCCGCTATGATTGAAGCCATGCCGAAGACCCACCGGAGAACCTGCGATCAATGCGGCCAGCCCTACGTTGGGCGGGGCCTGCAATTCTGCTCGCGCTCGTGCCGGACGGTGGCGCGAAACCTTGCCGACAATCCCGCCAAAACGGCGACTGCGAGGGCGCGGATTGCCGCTGCGAGAAAGGGAAAGCCGACGACTGCTGGGCGAGTTATGCCCGCCGAGCAGCGGGATAACATCGCCAAGGCCTTGCGCGGCAGGGCGCTCACCGACAGTCACAAGGTCGCGATCGGCAACGGGCTGCGGGAGGCTGGTGTTAAGCCTCCGCGCAATGACCACCTGATCGGCCCAGCGCATCCGAACTGGAAGGGCGGAACACGACCGGCACGCGCTGCTGACTACAGCAACCCGCTCTACAAGGCGTTCCGAGCAGCCGTCATGGAGCGCGACAATTGGACCTGCCAGGATTGCGGGACGAAGGCTGGCGGCAAGCTGCACGCGCACCATCTGCAATCGTGGGCCGAGAACCCGGCGCTGCGCTATGAGCCGTCCAACGGCGTTGCGCTCTGCTCTCCGTGCCACCACTCTAGGCATCGGGGAGTTCCACGCCCAAAAGGCGAAGGGCCACGAACTGTCGCTGAGCTTCGGTTAGGTCGCTCCGCAGGCGCATAAGCCCTTGCCGATTGCAACTCGGCGTCGCCTCAAGCCCCATCTGCCCGTCGACACCGTAGTCGCGCAGGCCGAAGTATGGGGGGCTGGTGACGCAGCAGTTCACGCTGGCCTCCGGCAATTCGCGGAGACGCTCCCGGCAGTCACCTATGAGGATGCGAACGCTCACGCCGCATCTCCCGCGCTGGGGGAAGCGGGAACATCAGCCGGGAGGGCGGAGGGAGAAGGGCAAACACCCTCCCGGCTGCACCGTGCGGGTGCACGGTATTCGGAGACGGGGAAGCGGACGTAAGGCAGGGCTGTGCGCCAGTTGCCTACGTCCTCAGGGGTCGCTTCGTCGATTACGACGGGGGTCAGGGGCTGCGGCATCTAGCTCACTCCCCAACAGGGCCGCCAGTGAAGGTGCCGATCTCGAAATGCCCGGTGCCGTCACGGTTGAGGCAGAAATTGATCTCCGCCCTCTCGCCCGCGATTGTGGTGGTGGCGTGGATCGTTTCACCGAACCGCCAACCACACCCGATGAAGGGATTGACGGAGACAGTATGCATCGCGTCTGTGCCGACATCGGCCGCAATCTCGTCAAAGGCCTCGCGCCACTTATCGGCGCGCCGATCCGCGATTTGAGCCGTAAGGGCGGCCGCAGAGATGAGGGCGGCTCCGGTGAAGGCGATGACCCGTTCCATTCAGCGCCACTCCGTCGGCTCATAATCGAGCCACAAAACACCAGTGAGGTTCGCCGGCTCGCGGCGTTGCGTTGTGTGATGACGCGCGCCGATGCGGAGGATCGAGCGCGTTTTGATCGCGGCGAGGTCGGCGCGGTTGAGCAGAGGCGCGTTCATGCGGCGTCGGCCTTCGGTTCTGGCGGGTAGATGTCCGGCCTGATTTCCGTCCGCGAGATGCCGAGAGCGGCTTCCGCTGCCAGCACATACTCGGCAGGAAGGGGCTTATCCTTCGATGCCCAGTAGGACACGATCTGCTGAGAGGCGCCAATGGCGTCTGCCAGCTTCGATTGACTGCCAGCAGCCTGGATCAGTCGGTCAAGGGATATCGGCTTCATGACCGACATGGTTACAAGAGTTTTGTCGCCCTTGCAACAACAATTTTGTAGGCTGGACGCTACAGCCGACCCTAAGCCGCGTTACAAAAAACTTGTTGACAGCTACAAAAGTCTTGTAGCATAACCCCTCCAACAGCCGGCCCGCCGGCACTGTCTGGAGGTTACGATGGCGCAGCGTGAAAAGAAGGGATACGCGCTCAAAAAGGCTCGCGGCTTGGTCCCACACCCTTACGACCGCAATTCGCGCTCGTTCCAGCAAGGTGCCGAGAAGAATTGGCCCTCGCGTTGGGACCATATCGAACGCGCGACTGCCGCCCGCAAAGAAACCGCAAGTCGGGACTGGTCTGGTCGTTGGCATCGGTTCGCCCCCGCCTGACTGCCCGCGTCATGAACGCCCCCACATCATCACACTGTCTGGAGGTTACGATGGCCCTACCGCCTCGCTTCGAGCTTCACTTGGTCAAGGACATAGCGTCGTGGCGCTACGGCGGCCGCACGGCTTGCCTTGGCAGCTACCGTGACCGCGATGCGGCTCGTCGCGCTCTCGATGTTGCGATTCGCGAGCGCCCGCACTGCTCGTCGGCTTACGAAATCCACGAGGTGCCGGCATGAGCGCCCACACCGACAACAGCCGCGTGGACGATGGCGGGCCGGCGTTTCCGAACGTCTGCATGAATGATCCCTGCCATCCGTCGAGCGAGCCGGGCATGTCCCTTCGCGACTGGTTCGCGGGGCAGGCGCTGGCTGGCATGCTGGCTGAGCAGCGTTGGGTAGATAGCTGCATCGCCGCGCAGTGGGCGTTTGAATACGCCGACGCCATGCTCGCTGCCCGCAAGGGATGCGACCAATGAGCGCCCCCACCCGCACCCCCACCCCCCGCGATCCCTCCGAGGCCATCCTAAGCGACGGCTGCGCATGGTGCTGCGACACCCCTGCTGTCGGTGAATACGGCGGCGATGTCCTTTGCGCCCGGTGTGCTGACGAATGGACCGCCGAGCAGGAGGCGCTGGATGAGATCGAGCGCGTCGCGGAGTGGGCCACGACCCGCCATGCCGGTGTCTATCGCGGCTTGGAGATCGAGGCGCGGCTTAGCGATGCCGATCTGCTGCGGCTGTCGATGGGGCAGCGGAAGTTTGAGCGGAATGAGAGGGGAGGGCAGCATGTCTGACTGGCAGCCGGGCGACCTGGCTCTTTGTGTTTCTCGCCATGAGTCGTGGCCGGATTATGTGCAGGTAGGGCGCGTCTACATCGTCGAACACGTCTGGCACGACAGCTTGAACCTCTTAACCGGCGACCTCGGGACGTGCTTGGATTTGATCGGCTGCGAGAGGTTTGGCGATAACTCCGCCTACGGCGCTTTCCGTTTCATCAAGGTCTCTGGCCACACCCCCGATGCCGAAGATGCCGAGACGATCCGCCTGCTGACCGGAAAGCCTGTTCCGGAGCCAGCCCAATGACCGGCCTCTTCACCCCAACCCCGCGCCACGTCTCTGACGAGGGCCGCGAGTGCGATCCGACATATCGCCTGGACGAATACATTGCCGAGGGCCGCCGGGAGATGGGCGAGGCCAAGTGGGAGCGGTTGCAGAGGGAGTGGGCACAGTGACCTTGATAGAAACATGGCATTGGGCCTGCCCTAAAGGCCGACGCGGCTCACTGCATGTCTGGCACCGGCAGCCGGATAACACCGCCTCATGTTCCCGGTGCGGCGCGCTCCTTACCGTCGCCGAAGCTGACCGCTGCTTCGATGCGAGCAACACTCTCGTGACCTGCGATAGGGATGGCACGCGAAGCGCGGAGACGGCTTGTCCGGCTCCGGTCCCTCAGGACCGCCACGAAGGCATCGCCCCAACCAACGAAGGACCCGAATGATGACCCGCGTTATCCGCGACGCTGTGGCTGTGTTTGGGCTGCGGGCGGTTGTTCTCGAGATGGCGGTCGGTTCGGCTGCTTACCTGTCTTTGACTGCGCTGGCTTGGGCTGTAGCTGTTGTTGGGGGTGGAGCATGACGAACAAAGCCGAGCAGATCGCGGCGGGGCTGACGGACGACGAGAGGCGGGCGGTGAGATACTGTGAGCGCGATGGCAACGTCAGGTATGCTTACCAACTCCATAGCCTCGCACACAAAGGACTAATGGCCCTGACGCCGGTTGAAGGGCTGCAAGGAGTGAGCGCCTACCGCCTCACCCCCCTCGGCCTCTCCGTCCGCGAATATCTCGAAAGGCAATCCGATGGCAAGTGAACAAGAGACGCAAGCGCTGGCGGCGCTCTACAAAGAGGCGTGGGATGAACTTCGCCGCTACATCTACGACCGCGAGCCTGAGCGCCGCGAGAAGGTCATTGAGCGCTATCAGGGGCGTATCGCCGCCTGGAACACCCGCACAGCATCGCAACCCGAGCGCGAGGATGTGTTGGAGGAAGCGGCCCGAGAGGTTCTGCGTCTGGCTCGAAACCCCGGCGTAGCCGCGGGAGACTTCGGCAAGATCGCTTGGGGCCAAGCGTTACAGCGGCTCGACGCCGCCCTGACCACACCCGCCCCGGCAGTATCGACCGATGATGCGATAGAGCAAATTGTGGTTGGCTTCTCGGACAAAGCCATTCTGCGGCTTGACATCGAAGAAGACGACCCTCGGCTGTCGCGAGTGTGTGACGATATGCGGCAGACTGTCCGCGCCATCCTCTC